GTTGTTAGGTTTTGTTGAGCAGTTGTTAGGTTTTGTTGAGCAGTTGTTAGGTTTTCGGATGCAGTTTGTACTGCAGCACGAGTATCCCAAGCAGCCTGCTGGATAGGAGCCTGAATAGATTCTTGTGTCATCATATTTTGATTTGCATCCATATATGCCTGATATGCTGTATTGGCATTCGCTTGTGCTGTATTAAGAGCAGTTTGAAGAGTTGCTAAGGTTTGAGTTTCTGTATTTAAAACTGTAACGGCATTTTGTAAATTTGCTAATTGTGTTGGAGTAGCAGTAGATGTGCTGAATTCAGATGCTGGAATTATTTCCCAACCGCTTCCTGTATAACGCATTAAAGCAACAGATGCTCCTCCGCCATTTTCGTAATACCACATTTCAAATGCTTTTGATACACCAGCAGTAGTTGCTACATCGGCGGTAGATCCTCCTCCACCCTTATCAATCCAGTCATCTATAACCAGTTCTCCATCTAGATATAATCTAACTCCGTCATCTGCTGGAGCAGTAATATATTGAGTTCCAGTAGTTTGTGGAGTCCATTGACCCTGCCATTTAACCTGAAAGTCTTCAGTTACAGTAGTTGTAGATGTAACTTTGGTTGTTGCAGATACATTGTCTATTGCATAATAATCCCAGTCTGCAGGAACTAAGATTGTTGCAATTGTTTTTCCTGCGGGGGCTGTAAATGTTTCTTTATGCACATATCCAGGATAGTTGGCATTCACATCATCCTGAATAACAAATGTTTCTGTAGTTCCATCTGAATATGTAACAATTCCTGTAGAGTTACCATTTTTAGCAAATACATCAAATCCTGCAGATGTAGTATTTGCTGGTAAAGTAATTAATGTATTTTTTGTAGCACCTTGCTCAACTAATGATGGGTCAGATCCTGGGTTGGGAAATCCAATTGCACCAATATATGTTCCGCCATTACTTGTTGTATTAACCGTAGTCCCATCTACTGTGACTCCAATTGTTGTATTTAAATGATTGCCAGCAAATGTCTCAGTAACGGTTGTAGTTGTAGTTGCACCATTTACTGTTGGCCCACCACTTCCCCATTGCTCGTTAATTCCATTTGTATCTGTTCCTGTATATACAACTGTGCCACCCATTGCTGGAGATCTGTTAGTTCCAGGGTTACTATAAATTGTTACATTTAATCCAGGTGTAGTATTTGCATCTACTACAGCCTGTGCAGCATCCTTATTTGCTTGTGCTGACTCAACAACTGGAATCTGTGCATCAACAGCAGACTGTGCGGGAGCGATTGCTGCTTGTGCTATATCATTAGCATCTCTTGCTGCATCATTTGCTTCTTGTGCTGCAATAGTAATTGGTGTTTGTGTATTAAGATTATTTTCTGCTACTTGATTATTGGATACTGCTGTATCGTATGATGCTTGGGTTGTAGACAGTTCTGTAGTCTTTACTTCTACCGTTGCCGTTGCAGAATCCATTGTAGTCTCTGCTGACTCAACTACCGTAACTGCAACTTGAGCATTATCAATAGCAGTGTTTGCTTCCTGTACTTGAACTGTGGCAGACTCCACTGCTGTTTTAATTGGTTCTTGGGTAGTGGCAATTTGTACTGCTGTTTGGGTATTTGTATTAGGGACATTGGCTTGAATAGTCTCAACTATGGCTGTAGACTCTGTTTGGGCTGAGGTTGAAAGTATAGTTTGGGCTGCGTCTATCTTTTCTTGAACTGTTTCAATAGTAATCTGAACAGTACTTGTATCTGAAATTGGGGTCGTTGATGGGCTGACTTGAACAGTTACCTCATCAGCATGAGCCTTTTCTGCAGGAGAAAAGATCATCCATAGAGTTAAGAGTAGTCCTATAAAACTTGTTTTTAATAAAAATGACTTAATTCCCTTTCCCCCTCGTTTAGACAGATGTCTAATAGGGTTATTATATCATTTTATTATAAAAGAAAAAGGACTAGCACTCTATGTACTAGCCCTTAGTCTTTAAGTTTTAATTACTTAAGTGTTGCTACCTTAGCCTTTGGATTCTTTGCATTCCACTTTGTAGCCAATGCATTGAAAGCCTTCTTCACTGCAGCAAGTGCAGCAGCGTTATCAGCATTTGCCTTTGCAAGTGCAGCATTTGCTGTAGCAAGATCTGCAACAGCCTTAGCAGTTTCTGCCTTAGACTTTGCTAGTTCTGCATCAGCAAGTGCCTTTGCATCAGCAAGTGCCTTTGCTCCTGCAGCCTTTTCAGCAGCAAGTTGTGCAACTGCTGTAGCAAGTTCAGCATTCTTTGCAGTTAGTTCTGCAGCAAGATCACGAACTGTGGCAGTCTTAACAATAACACCAAGTGGTGCTGCAAGACCTGTAACTGCAGATGCAACTGTTGCTGTAGCAACAAGTGTAACTGATCCAGATGCTGGAAGTGTTACATCCTGTGTCTTTGAACCAAGAGTTGCTGTTGCTGTATCAGTTGTTAGTGAGTATGTTGTTGAAGCAGATGGAGTGATGTACTGAAGGCTGATTGATGCTCCGCCCTTAGCATTTCCAAATACGTCATAGCCAGCAACTGTTGCTGTCTGAACTGTTCCAGCAGCACCTGAAGCAGGAACTGATAGTGCAATTGTATTTAGGGCACCAGCGGTACCATTAAAATAGTATGTTGTTACATTTCCACCAACAGTTACAGATACAGTACCTGCAGCAGTTGTAGTTGTGAAAACGTAGAAGTCAGCAGTAGTACCTGTACCAGTGCTGATTGATGCTGATGATGAACCAGCAGATGCTGTTACTGGTGCTGCAACTGTAGCAAGAGCGGTAACGATCTTTCCGTTAGTTGCGACTGCAGAAACTACTGTTCCTGTGTCTAGGCCTGTAAGAGCAATCTTAAGAGCATCCGCAGAATCTACAGAGTTATCTGCAGGAACTGGAAGTGCAATTGCAGTTGCTGCTGTTGTACCAGCAGTTGCAGGTGATGAGCCACCAACTGTTAAAGTTGTTGAGACGGCAGCACTTGCAGGTGTTGCAACAAGTGTACCCAAAGTAATGGCTGCAACCATACCAAGGGCGATCTTCTTAAATGAATTCATTTATTTCCTCTTTTTCTTATAATAGATTGAATCTATCCAAATAATCTTTTACTTCATTTGGCATAGGTTTATATTGTATCACATCGTTTTTAGGCGTGTCAACTTGCTTAGGTCGATCCCTAAATGTATGAATCTCAATCTCTTGATTAAGATCTTTTGGTGTATGTGAGATAGCACCAAAAATAGCACCGCATACAGCGTCTGCTAAATCCTTAGATTTTTTGCGAGGGTGGTCTACCTTATCATTTTTCATGATTTTTAATTCTGTGAGTTCTTCGAACAAAAGTTCGATAGATGGCATAGCAAGTCTTTCTTCATATACGAGCATAGCCATATCTTCATAGTGCTTCTTAGCAACAGAAACAGTATCAGTTCTCATTCCAACCTGATTTAATTCATTTTGAATATCGAATGATTGCCAACGGTCAAATGAAACAATTCCAATATTAAAACCTAGTCTTCTTAAATTTTGAATCCACTGTTTAACTTCAGATAGATTTACTGGGCCTTCTGTCTTTGGTTCCCACCATGCAACAGCATCTACAACTACAACTGGAGCAACTTGTTCGTAATCCTTAATAACTTGAATATTAACCCACTTATCAACATGGGCAATTGCAACAGCACACTTGTCATGTTTTTGTGCAAGGTCAGCATGTACATAATAAACTTTATCTGGATCTGGTTTAAATGATTCATCAAACCTTCTAAACGCATCTAGTGGGTTTCTAATTGTCATGCATTTTCTTACTTTGTCTGCCTGCTTAAAAAATGCGTCAGATGCAAATGTTGGAACACAAGCAAAGCGTTGCATAGCATCTCCAAGATCAGTCATAAAAGCAATTTTAAAATCGTCAATTTTACGAGTAGGATTTACTTCCCATGTTGGTCTTTTAAGAGCAAATACTCCTGGATATTTATAAGATGTAATAAAATCTTCATCCCATTCAATATCAAAATAGTTTTCTGGATCATCTTCTGGTAGTAATGGATTAATAATAAATCGATGAGATTTTGTAATTGTTTCTTTTTCTGCAACAACTGCATCATACCTATCTGAAATAAAGTCTCCTTGATATCTTGGGAATGAAAGTAAAGCAACCTTACCAAGATCTGGAAAACGAGAATCTACTGAAGCACGGAAAGCCTTATAGATATTATCAGCAGTCTTACCCTGATCATTTCCAGTTCCAATCTCTTGAGCAAATCCAGAAATCTCATCAAGAACTGCCATAAGCAAATTTAAACCCTCATGTGATTCACGCTCAGAGTGTCCAGAATAAACTGTGATTGAATGATCAAATTCAATTGAATCTGCCTTTGGATTGTATTTACCAGCAAACCATGGAGACTTCTCAATCTTAGTTTTAAAACCTTTAAAGAAAACATTTTTAGCCTGTTGAGCGTTAATCGCCACATTAATAATATCAATAGCATCTCCAGAGGGCTTTCCATAGTATCTTGCTGGATCCTTTAAACATAATAGTTTATATACTGTATATGCACATCCTAGGGTAGATGTATGGTCTTTACCACTGCCCTTGCCAAGTTGAAGAATAATTTCATTCTTAGTATATTTTTCATAATGTCTGGAACCTTCTTCTTGTCCCATTAAATTAATCAAGTCTTGTTTTTTATATATCTGACTCATTGCTTCTACAATGTCATACTGAATCTGAGATAGTGGTGGCTGATTAAGATAATCTTCACCTTCAACAAATGTTTTAACATCTACAGGATTTTCACTAAAAGGATTATCTTGTAATGCCTCTAAAAAATCATCAAACATCATGCACCACAGTTATAACTTCGTTTTCTCTTGAGATAGATGAAAGTCTTCTCATAATTTCATCACGAATTTCTGGATATTCTGAAGCAATATCTTTTAGAATAAGAACCAAAACTTCTTGACGCTTTTCAATTTCAACCATTTCTTCAGCAAGTTCTTTATTTTCTAACAAACCTGCTTTCTGCAACATGTCAATTCTTTTAGATTCAATGTCCATAACTAGTTTAATTGCAGCAGTCTTTGCACTAAGATTATTTGTCATACTTGCTTCGTCAATAACTTCGTAAGACTTGGAGATTAATTTACTATAATGAGCATCTGCTCCAGCAAGAGCATCCTTTGCACGAGCACGAATAGCAGCATTATTTGATGCTGCCTGTTTCCATTCATCTAAATGTTGAACAACACGAGTTCTTGGAATAGCCAAATCCTTAGAAATTTTTGTTGGATCGCTGCCTTTAAGATATTCTTCTACAACAGTATTGACTTCATCAAGATGCTTAATTAGTTCTACTTCAGTTGACATTTTTTTCCTTAGCAATCTTAAGTAATACCAGATATCCAATTAGGTCATCAATATCATTATCTCCTGGGTAATCTGTACCTTTCATAAGTCTACTCAACTTATCATCAATACGAACATGTAACTGCTCTATTGGATTTGCCTTGCTAAAAATTCTAACTGGATCTAAAGCAGAATCCCCATAAGCAATATTTTTATCAATTAACATTCCAGCAATCTGGTGGCAAGTAGACCAAATTTCTGAACCAGATGGTGCACTAACAGAGTGTAGGTATAGATCTGTACAATTAAATTCTTTTGCATCTTTAAATACTGGTTGTAGTTTCATCGTCTTGATTTCCTTAATCCAAATTTAGCAAGGTAAACATAAATAGTTTCAACACTTGTTCCACACTCTTTTGCAATCTCCTCTGGAGTTCTTCTATCTATTAAATACCTCTTACGAAGCCAAATATTAGATGTATATAGTTTACCAGCCATAGTATTATTTGTCAACTCCTATTGCCTTACCCCAATTTTTTATAGCCCAATGTCCAATACCACA